AACAAGCCGCGATCTTCCAGCGTTCCCGTGCGCGAACTGCTAAAGTTTACGCCCTCAAGATCGTTAGCTAACACATGATAAGATAAATCAAGACCGGAGCTGATACGCCGCACCATCGCTTTGTGAAAATCGGCATACATAGCATGCGGATAAGTCGGGTCGTAAGTTTTAAAATCTATAATGCCGGCGGGTAGCTGCTCAAATGCAGCAATTTCAGAGTCTTGGATTTGCGCGCCGTTTTCGTCTTCCGAGCCGCCTATCGATTCCGCCCCTGTCTCACTGTAGTAAACGCCTAGTTTTTCAGCCCCTGCGCGCGCTGCGGCCAGCGCCGCAACGTCGTATTTATCTAATAACTGCATCGAGGGTAAGGCGGCAACCATCCACGGTATACCGCGCATTTGATTTGGCCATTCGGGCACAAAGCCATGAATTACTCTGTTAGCATCTAGCGGCGTGCTGCGCGTTAGAGAATAACTAATATAGCCAGCCGACTGCCCTACGATCTCACGCAACCAATAGCGCACGCGATGACCCTTAGCGTTGCGCGTGCCCCCCATGCAAGTAATGTCGCCGTTTCTCTCAGTTTGATTTCTGCTGGTGTCGAGCCGTTCTGGGTCTACATTTTCGAGTTGATAGCCGTACTCACCCTCATTGTGCTCGATAAACAAATATTCGCCATCGGTGCAGGGCGAGCTGATTGCTAAATTTTGAAAATCAAGCAAAGATGCTGCGCCGAAATAATCGCAGTGTCTGCTAGCCCAATCTTTGTAAGCCCCCTCGATTGCATCATTTGCGTCGGTATCTAGTTTTTTATTTTTACCGATGCCGCGCATTGTTTGCGCCTGGACAGTCACGCCGACCTCGCCAACCACGTTGGATTTCATAATCGAAACATAGCGGCGGCCGTAAGAATTGTTAACAACCTGCTCGCGCGAGCGTGATCTAACGATATGTAACTGGCTTACCAGATAATTATTTATGTCGCCGAAATGTGTTTGCCAGTTTGCAAATAACCGGCCTGTGTTTGCTGCAGCAAAGTTGCGCGTGCGCACTGGTCGCACGCTGGCAAATGGGTTAGGTGAGTGATTGCGTATATTTTCTCGGCGTGCAGCAGTGCTGTCTACAGATGACTTGGCACGCGTAAACCAATCCCTTAATGCCATTAGCTATTAAACCTTAGCAGCACTTTGTTGCTGCCGCCCAATCCTTTTTCTTGCTGCACGGTTTTCTTTTGGCTTGCAGCTTCTTGTCGGTACTTCGCTCGCAACATTAACAGAGCACCAATTGACGTACGCGCAAGCGACCGGCCGTTAAGCGTGTAGCTTTCTTGGTCTTTGGTTGCGCGCTTTTCGATAACAGCTTCAATAGCCGCCAGTGTTTTTATAACATGGGTGCGATTGTCGACGTTTGCGGTTGCTGCATTGGCTTTGACCAACATCACGCCCTTGTCTACAGTGATGCGTTGGTTATCACTAAGCTGCGTTATGTAAGCAGTCCAGGCGTAATCGCCTGCAACGTAGCCGGTTGTCGTTGCAATATCTACTGCAACAATAAAATCAGTGGCGCTGATTTCAATCTTTTCTGTGCCCTCTGTCCGCCATGCGACATAACTCAACGCATAATCGGCCGCCAGGTAAATGGCTGCAATATCGGGCCTTTGCCAAGCCCACCGATCACCGACACTTAACGTGTCTGGCTCGACAGTCGGGTAATTTTCTTGATCAAATAAATTCATTATTCCTCGTAGCGATATTTTCGGCCGACGCTTTGTCGTCGTCGAATTGGCGGGCGCGTTTAATTTTTACTGATGACTCTGTGATTGTTTTATCTATCTGACTGTTGTTATCCCAATTAGCCGCCCACGATGGCGGGCTGTCCCAATCGATTTCTTGTATTTTGTTATCGACGAGCACCGCGGCTATGGCCCCTTTGCTGTAAGCGCACAGATCGAAACTTTCGTTGCGCGAGACGCCAGGGTTATCCCATCCACGTTCGCTGCGGACTTCGGCGACTAACTCCTCGTAGAAGGCCAATTTTAACCAGTCGGGAAAGTGCATATACCCTGGGCCGACATCAGTGCGCTTCAGGTCAGCCGATACCGCATCTTTTAGCAGTGTGGTGTTAAGCAACCATAGCGGCACGTCACCGCGCGCCGTCGCTTTGCGATCTTTGCGGTGGGTGTTGTCGGGGTACGACTTTGTAACCAATGGCTTTCTGGTTTGCGGCCCTGGCCGCTCGCCTTTAACCAACATAAATCGATTGTGTAGGCCAATAGCTTTCAGCTTGCGCCAATATTTATAAGCCCGATCTGTCACGCCTGCTTTACCGCCGGAGTCGCAAGCAGTGATAAACACTGACATTTTGCGACCTGAATTATCGGCCAGCGGGTAGTTACGTTTTATTACTTTACTTGTGATTAGCAGCCAGTCTTCTTCGTAGCCTGCCGGGTCTAACTGTAATGGTTGCCCCTCTCTCTCGCGTTCGCTGATGTAAATTTCAAAGCGATCAATGAGCCAGTTTTCGTAATCAACCCCGTAGCCGGTGACTTGCACAATAAACTTGTTACCTTGTACATCAACGCTAGCGACGAGAAAACGTACCCCGGCTGGCACCATGCGCTTCAGCAAACCATCTTCGCTGCGATTTTGTATGTCGCTGGCGCTTATTTCAGACTCTAAGCGCCTTGGTAAATACGGGTAATTTTCTTGATTAAATAAGTTCATCATTCCTCGTATCGATATTTGCGGTCGGCGCTTTGTGGTCGTCGAATTGGTGTGGCGCGTTTAATTTTTACTGATGACTCTGTGATTGTTTTATCTATCTGACTGTTGTTATCCCAATTAGCCGCCCACGATGGCGGGCTGTCCCAATCGATTTCTTGTATTTTGTTATCGACGAGCACCGCGGCTATGGCCCCTTTGCTGTAAGCGCACAGATCGAAACTTTCGTTGCGC